CATGATGAGGTCCCACTATTTAAATATATTTGAGAAACACCCCCGCCTGTAGAGGTTATGTCTAAATTACCTAATGGGGTAGTTGTCCCAATCCCAACTTGCCCACCATCTTCTACATGTATGCCATTGCCACCATCTTCATATAAAGATATTCCACTCGAATCTATTGCTTGTATTTCTTGTGTAACTAATCCTGCAAAAATTGGACTATCTGCTTTTCTAACATATTGATCCATATTTGCTGGATATATATCAATGTGGTCATCAAGAATTCTACTCCATAAAGACCAATTATCAATTATATTTCTTAATCCTCTATGATATATTGCATAACTACCTGTCCATTGTTGCAAAATTTCTCCTATTCCTCCTGTTCCTCCTGTTCCATTTCCAAATCCTATTCCTGCTGCAAAACATACAGGAGCATTGTCATCATTCATTGCAACATAATTATAAGCACCATTAGCCCATACATTACGACCTGTTTTAACAGAATTAGAACCTGTACTTATTGGACTTAACCCTCCACTCAATTTTATATCTCCTGCTACATCCAATGTTGCTTGTGGATTTGCTGTACCTATTCCTACTTGCCCATCAATAAATAGATCTTGCTGTAATCTTACATCTGAATAAGTGTAGTTATTAGTTACGACATTATTCGGTAGGTTGGCTGTTATATTTCCAGATGTAACAGGGGCGCTTTCTACTCGAAACATCTGAGCATAAACAGGCGAGGAAATTAAAAGTAAAATTAATAGTATTTTTCTCATAATTTACTCCTTAGTGGTACATTAGCTGATAAGTATGACCAGCCGTTGCACTTGTTATTGCTATTGTATGAATCCAAGCCTGAGAAAAGGAAACTGTTTTTCCTGGCAACACATTTAATGTTGAGGAAAGGTTTGTTCCGTCCTTTGAGTATTTTGCTAGTAGTGTATTAACTGAGTCTTTATTCTCAATTGCCACATCATTAGCAAATCTACCCAAAAGAGTTAGTAAGTTTGTGCTATAAACTTGATTCGCAGTTGTTACCGTCCCGTTCGTGAATTGTGGCGGGTCAGAATAATATTTTTCTGAAGCAAGTCCAGCATAAACATTCGCTGATAATAACATTATCCCTATTATTAAAATTAGTTTTCTCAATTTATTCCTCCTTAAAATTTTGGTTCAAATTTTGTGTTGCCAACTTCTTGGTCCAACGCTTCCGCATCTTCCAATACTTCATTGGCAAGCTTTTTAAATTCTCTATATTCTGAAACGTCCATTGTCCGATATACTGGATTCAAACGAACTGCAAGTTGCAAATAAAGTGCTTCTAGCCATTCCTGTTGAAAATCAGGCGAATCTGTTTGCTCATCAAAATCTTGAGGAAAGTTCATCACCTCAATATTTAGTACATACCTTGTTGTTGAATCTGGATACGGGTGCAAAAATAGCGATACATCGCCCCTCAATCTACGAAAGTATACCGAGGTTGGTTTTCCCACGCCAGTTGTCTTGTCTCCAAGGCCAAAATAGTCTTTTGTTGTTAAGTGTGTCTCAATTGAATTGTCCGACTCATCCTCTCGCAAGAAAGCGTTCCCCACTCCAACAATATGGCTGTCCATTGCAATGTTGCATATCGAAGTATAGTCGGTTGCCGTTGCCCAGGTGGTCGGTGAAATTGTTGTGTATAACGACCAATAGGTAGCGTAACTAGCCCCCGTTATTGGCTTTGTGGCTGAAGACGACGTGTGAGTTGATTGTGCTTCATACAAGTTTCCGTCGCTTCCAACGATAATGTCGCCTGTATTATATGAAGTAGAATCAGCCCAGGCCGAATATTTTAACTTCCAATAAGAAGGATACTCTCCTCCAGTTACTGGTTTATTGTCAGAAGAAGATGTGTGGTTACGAATACATTCATAAACTTGGCTATCAGAGGCAGTTACAAAGTTTGATTGAGTAAATGAATAAGTCTTCCATTCAGATAACCAGACAAATGGAAACTTCCCTCGCCATGTCTTTATCATAGAATTCAGTATTTTCTTTGCAATAGATAAGTCTGATGCGGATATTGTCCCGTTAGTCTCTATAATGCCAAGCTGCTGAAGGGCCAGCGTGCATATCTCTGTTGTATTTAAACTAAAATCATAAGAGTCTGAAGTTGTCATTCTATTATAACCTTTTCCTCTCTAGCTATTGGCAATGGTTTATCAAAAGGATGCTCTTCATCCATAAACTTAGGATGAACAAGGAGGTTTGTCTTTGGCTCTCTTACGAGCTCAGATCGACGATAGGTGAATCCAGATTTATCACAATTCCGAAGATAATCTCCAACCTGTGCTTTTTCTCTTAATCGTGATTGACCCAGAATTTCTCCTTTAAAGAGAGGGGAGGTTTTACGCTCCCCAGTCTAAATCTATTCTGGTATCGCAATACCAGTATGTGCATTTCCTGTTGCCACATAGTTTTCAATTACATACATTGACCCAGGATCAAGAACGGCCGCCGCTGTATCTCCGGCAAGTCTGTTATCAGATAACATTCCTGTTCCAGCAGCAGTAAACTCGATTGCATGATCTCCAGATTGAGTATTATAAACAACATTTCCTGCGATTAACGCATTAGTGAATATTTGGCCAGAATAAATCCCAGCATTAACAAAGTCACCATAAATAAAGTTGTCTTTAATAACAATTTGGTCACCAGTAGATGTAATGGCAATTCCATTTACACAACCAGTAGGGGTTGATTTCATTAAGCAGCCAATAATTGTCGTGTTGTTAGTGCCAACGTCAATATTAGCTGATGTTTGATACGATGCTGTGTTTTCGAAAGTACAATTTTTGATTGTAAAATCAGCAGCATTAACATCGATCATAGCGACCACTTCATCAATTCCACTAACAAAGCGAATATTTGATAAAGATACATTTGTTGCATCGATATCAATATCAGCATTTTTGGTAGTTGTGAATGTGAACGTAGGTCGATCTGTTCCGTTACCAAGCCCAATGAAAGTTACTCCGCTAGTGTCTAAATCAAGACCTCCAGCAGCGATAATGCTTTCTGTATGGCCAGGCATAATCATAACAATGTCACCCTTATTTGCAGAACAACGACCATTCGCATAGTCCATAGTTTTCCAAGGACGTTCTTTTGTCCCAGGGTTGCCATCAGAACCAGTTGAGTTTTGAACCCAATAAACACTTCCTGAATAAGTATTTAGGATCGGTGTACCATAGATAGATACTCCAGAATCAGAAACGCCGTTAGGGAACTGAGTAATTGATCCGGCATAAGCCGAAGTTCCTAGAAGCAAGCAAAGAGCAAGTAATAGAATTTTTTTCATTGCTTTTTCTCCTTTTTATGCTCCAGATGAACCGTAGATAGAACGCGGGTCATATGCGCCAACAGCAAAACGTCCATAAACAGCTTGTTTAATATTCAAAGATTCAAAGTCATTTTGATCTCTAAATTCAAAAGGGAAAACCCTTTCTTGGAAAACAAGACCTTCATGATCAGTAATAATAAACCAAGCATCAGTATCTGTCAGAAAATGATTGATTGCATATCCGTCAGGAAGTAGGCTTTCTTTCATTACTGGGTTGATTGCGTTGTTTGCATTCTCTGGAGATTTATCAGAACCAGTTAATTCGGAAGCAGTGTATTGGTCATTCGCGTGAATGATTAACTTCTTCGCTTTAACTGGAGTTTGGAAACCTCTAGGATCAACAAAGGCAGAAATATCGATAAACGCTTGCTCTAATGAAGTTGCTGATAAGTCAGCATCGACAGTAGGCTTATTTGCCAATGAACCAGAAACAAGAACTTGAGCTGTAGAACATAGCTCAGTTGAGTTTCCGATAACAGGGTAAGAACTATTAAAAGCTCTGTTCAATAAATTAGTACAAACTGTTTCTACAGTTAACTGGATACTTCTTGCAAGTGCTTTTGGTAATCTTGCAGCAAGAGCATATTGGTTATCATCAACCATTTCTCTCGTAACCTCATACCCTAATCCATAAGGAACATTCAACATTTTGGTGTTTGTATTCTTATAGATATCGTCATAAGAAACATTTGAACCCGCTGTTTGCTGAGGAACAAGTCCAAAGCCAGAAAGCTCCAAATAGTCTTCATAACGAAGAGTAGATCGTTCTGGGCTCAAGAATTGTGTATATTCTTTCGGCCAGCTTTCCATTACTACATTAAAAACTTTCTTTAACCCAGGTCTTAGCAGCTTTGCCGCTAAACTAGTAGTTATAGCCATTTAATTCACTCCTTTCTTAGATAGCAGTTATTTTTGGACGTAAAGCGTGTTCAGCAGCTTTAACAACCAATTTAACATTCGCTCCCCAAACATTATCTGTTGAAGGGACTTTCATTAAAATCATAAACTGCGCAGTACTACCATCACCAACTAATCCGTCTTCATCTAGTTCAATCGGATCAAGGCCAGTATTGACATCAACAGCTCCAAATACTGCGTCAGTTTCATCACCGACAGAAGCTACTGTAATTGCTGTTCCAGCACCATCTGTTTGGATAATTAGCTTTAATTCTGGATTTGTTGCTACATCGACATAACCTTTTGTAGAGGCTGCTAAAAAATCAACTTCAATACCAGATGAATCATAAACGGCCATTACAGGACCAATATAATCATCACTTGCTGCATCCAAAGGATCAACAACTGCCAGGTCATCTCCTGAACTATCAGTCATTAGCTTAACAAGTGTCGATTTACCTACAGCAAGAGCGATATTTCCATCGATATAAAATCGTTGTATCATCATATCTTGGCTTTTATCAAATACTTTTACCCCTTTTGGGCCATCAAGATTTGCCATTGCTTACCTCCTTTACTTCCTTTTCTTTCTTTTCTTCTTTAACAACATAAACTAACTCACCAGTAACCATTCTTCCATTTTCAGGATAGTATGGATGTGGTGTTTGTTTAAGATGTTTTTCGCTGGCTAATTTATAGCCTTCGTCTAATCTTCGTTTTAAACGCTTTTGACTAGATAAGTATATTTTATCTGCCATTACAGCCTCCTTTACGTTAGTTTAAAGACACTTTTTGGATTAACAGAAGGATCAACTTCAAACTTATCCATTGATTTAGAATCATCCGCATCAATAGCGTTTCCGCCGATCTTTTCAATAAGTTCCTTCGTTTGTTGTCCAAACTGTGACGGGTCTTTAACTTTGTCTTGGTAATGTGCGTTACGTTGTGTAACGAGTTCGTGAGGCATTATCATAAGGACCATATTTCCAACTCTTATTCGTGAGTCTAAACTTGATCCGTACTCTAATGGTACTTGATTGAAGTTCGCAATGTCTTCTTTCTTTGCAAAGTCCCAACCCGACTGATAACGACGCGAGACATTGGATCGGTCGCCTTCTCTAACCCACCTGGGCTTAAGGGTCTTGTCTTTGAGTTCGATATGAAGCAAATTTTTAGGTTGATCTTTCCACTGATTCCAGCGATCCCGTCTTTCTTTACCCCAATTATCTGAGCCTTTTAATGATGATTTTTTACGATCATCAATTGGTGTTGGCTCTGTTTTTTCAGTAGAAACTTCGTCTGTTTCTTCTTCAGAAAGAATGACTTTTTCCTCTACTGGCTTACTTTTACAATAACGCATATGACCAACGAGTGCAATCTTTTTCTCATATTCTTTACCACAATATTCACATTTAAACATTATATTCCTCCAATGCTTCTGCATATAATTTTAGTGCTGCGGCCTTTTCAAGTGACGGAAACATGGCCTGTGCCACTTGAACGTGGGCTTCTGTTAATTTAACGATCTTCTTTCCTGGCTCTGGAAGATTGGGCGTTATTGGCCCAACAGGACTATTTGATATCTTTGTCCCAAACTTCTGCGGCATTTCCTTCTTAAGTTGTTCCTTTGCTGCATTTAAAGCAGACATTGGGTCACGCCGAGCTAATGCTGGGTCTTTTTGTAGGATAGTAGACAAAATACCATTAAAAGCACCTGTGGTAGCCGCATCTGATCCATACCAAGTATTATTTGCCTTAAACACCTGATCGGCCACCATTGTTTGACTATCCTGTACTTGTGTTTGAGGCGGCTGTGAAGCTGTCTGGATTTCGCCACTAGTCTTTGCTATTTCAGCATAAATTGTAGCTGTATTTGCATGATCTCCGATTTCTATCGATTCTGTTAATTTAGTCTGTAGTTCTGATAATCGACTAGTATTTTGGCGGGTTTCTGTTTTGTTTATGAAGCTATCAATTTTGGTTGTAAGCTCCGAAACGGTTGATTCTAGCTTAGTATTTTGCTCTCGGAGAAGCGAACTTTCCCTCTCGCCGTCTTTTGCCTTCCTATATATATCATTCCATCTAGGAGAACCTTCTGGTGGTGTGTTTTGTCTATCTGGCTCTGGTGTTTCTACTGGAACTACTGGTTCTACTGGTATTTCGGCGGGGGATTCTGGCTCAACAACTACCTGCGTGACAACATCGTCTATTTGTACTTCTATATCATCCATTTTTACTCTCCTCATATACTGCGATTAAATCAGCTTCGTTGCAATATCTATATACTTGCCCGTTATTAACTAATTTTCCGTTCTCATCTTCTTTTCTTGTTATTCCGACATGTTTTCCGTAAAGAACACGGTCTCCAACTTCAATAAAATCACAATTTTTGCCCTTAGCAATGACTGTTCCTGTAACATTTTCTAGGTTATCTTTATCTGCATTTGCTGAAGTTATGATTCCTGAAGTTGTTTTTGTTTCGATTGCATCTTGTTTAATTTTGATGCGATCATATAGTGGTTTCCACATTTTCTTCTTCCTTTCCGCGATCCTTTTTTAGATCGTTTGCAAGCCCTACGGCTTGATATATTCCTTCGATTTTACCTTTGTTAAAATAAAATTCCTTTTGGAGTTCGTCTCCTGTGCAGGTGAGTTCTTCGAGCCCTTCCCTGATTCCCAACTGTTCTTCACCCAATAATTTAAAAAACTCGACTGTTTCGGGGGTTTTGTACCAGCCTAGCCAATTCATTCTTCACCTCCTTCCACTGCTTGTCCTTGCGCTATCTCCTGTGCAAGTTTGTTTTCTGTTAAGATTTGCTGAACAGTTTCTTCTGGTATCAGTCCTTGCTGTGCTTGGATAGCTAAATTCTCAAGGACTTTTGCTTTAATGGCTTCTTCTTGTTGGGCATTATTTTGTTGTTGGATTTGGATTTCTATTTGCTGTCTTACTGGGCCGAGGATTTTGTTTGTTACGAATTCGTTTTCCTCTATTGATCGATAAAAGTTCTCTGTTGCTCCGAATAATGATATCGGATTATTAACAATCAGCGGATTTTGGAGTGATGATTCATAAAGCATTTGTGCCTTTGCGACCTTTTCTGTTTTGGTTATAATGGCCGGATCAGAAACTGGAATAACGTCTAATCTCGCTCGATAATCTGCGATTGAAATTTGTTGTGCTTCTACAATAGATTGTTTATCACCAGAGAGAACCGCGTCTTTATTCACTACAATATTAAAATATTCTTTTTCATCTAAGAACATTCCGTTTAGTTCATATAGCTTCTGGAACTCTTTACCGAGTGATCTATGCAAACCTTTATATATAGCACTAAAAACTTTCAATCCTTGCTCAAGCAAACTTACAACAGCCGTTGCGGAAGTATCTGACCTTGGTAGTTCTCCAGTAAACATCTCGCTCACAGTAGTCACTCTATTCGCATAATCCTGCAACATCCCAAGTAAATTAAATAAAACGCCGGAAGGTTCTTTGAATACTAATGGTTGGATTGCTTTTCTGATATCGTCAGTTTTTAGATCGACTTCAGTAAATTCGCCTCTAACCATCTTGATCTTTGATCTTTTCATTCCTGATTTTTTATTTACTATTCCACTTTGGGTATTTGCCAACGATCCCGCATCAATTAATTGGTTAATAATCGTATTTGCAGTCTCGTTTGAACGCTCAAGTAACGCTCCAAACCCAACACTATAAAAACTACCGTCAGGGGAAGGTAGCATCTCGTATTTCGTGAAATGTTCCAACGGTTTGTCTTCAAATGGATGTTTATTCAGGATGATTCTAAGGACTTTGTTTGCTTCTTTGTCTACAGTAACAATATAAGGCTCCATAATCTCTTCTTCATCCAGGGAGAGCAAGGTATGCTGTTCAAGGACTATTCTGTGCTTAAATCGGTCCTCTATCGGTTTGTCTAATCCAACATTTTTATCTTTTTCTTCTTCTGAATCGGTTATTTGAGATGAAGTGACCGTTATTTCTGGAGTGATGTCTTTTACTCCTATATATATATCTTGTTGCTCTTTTAGGAGCATATTACTTAAGGTTTCTTTTAAAATCTGGGTTTTTCTTGTTGAAGTATTTAGATATCGGGTACTGTAATTAACAACAAAGTTATCAGGAGTAAGAAAATCACTTACGTTCTGGCCAATTAATGGATCATAGTACGTTTTTCTAACGACTAACCCAGCCATCGGTAAATGCTGCATAGAAGCCGACATCCCCTCGTAGAAGTTCTCCATTTTGAACTCAATTTGGTAGTTCATGTGCTTAGAAACTCGTTCTGCTCTGGCCATATCAGACTCTTCTTTTCCGATTGGAAGTCCTTTTACGACCTCTTTTGAGCCAAATAAAGCATCCATTGACCTCGCCCAAAATTGGGTACAGGCTACATTTATCATTGGGATGACCATATTACTAGCTTTTTCCCACGGTTCGTTCTTAACATCATGTTCCGGCCTAACACTCCATAGCCGTGACCAGGTATTATAGCGTTTTAACCATCCCTGACGCGAGTCTTCGTCACTCTTATATCCGTCAATGACGAGCTCTGCAATTTCTAGTCGTTTTTCTTTCGATAATTTTTTGGCAAGATTCTTAAATTCGATTTCTTCTGGCATTTCCACTCTCCTTAAAGGGGGATTCTATTACTTCTATAGAAGCATTCCAATAGCTAAACGTCAATATCCAGTAGTAGAGCTACGGCCTGATTTTGGTGCGTAGGCATCTTCCTCTTCAACCATTTCCTCGTACTCAGTATCAAGCAAAATGGCTCTGTAGAGGCATTCTGGGAAGTCGTCGTCGTCTTTTGATGGATCATGGTTCTTATCGTACATCCAGTTATAGCATTGGTTAAAACATTTCGCTATCGCCGAGCTGCCTTTAAAGAAAAATAATTGGCAGATTCCGTTCGGGGTTTCAAGTGAGGAGTTAATTTTCATAATCCCGTCCTCTTTAGCGGCTTTTAGTGATCCAGCATTCTCCAAAGAATAGCCAAATCGGTTCAAAACGAGGTCGATCTTGTCATATTCAGTCTCAAACTGGTTCTTTTCTCCGGCACGAGAAAGTGGATCGGCATAAACAGAATTTACTCGCATATGGTACGTTTTAATGGCTTTTATTACTTGGTCACCGATCCAAGTGCCGTCGCCATGGCCTCTAATGGCATGGACAATTAGTTTGTGGTTTGTTTCTGTTGTTGCCAAGAATAAAAGGTACTGTTCTTTGGATGGATGGTAGTCGATTTGTATGTCAATCATCCAGTTTGGCCGGATTTCGCTTGCGGTATATTCAAGCAAATGCTTATTTCGGTCTAGTTTCAAAATTAATCCACTTTTATAGGAAGGAACTCCCCGTAATCGTGCTTGTTTCTCGTCTTCATTCAAGCCTTTAGTGAATTGGTCAACGCCTTCTCGCGTGATTCCATGGCCGACATTATCCTCAATATCGCCAGTAACAACAAATACCGAACGATCTGGGTATCCGTTATCATCAACGGCATTAATGACGTCTTTATCGATCCAAGCTTCCTTCAAAAGGGTCATGGCAAATATTTCTATGCCTTGGGTGTCGATTAATCCCCTCATAATAGCAACGCGATTATCGCGCTTTGGCGGTTCGTCGTAAATAATTACATGGCCGTTCCAGCCCTCAAACAAAGCACTCTCGGAGTTATTGCTCATAATCTCGATTATGCCATTATCAAACTTCCAAAAAGCGTCAACTCCCATATTGTTTTTCTTGACCTTACGCTCCCAGCAACCAGGAATTAGTTCATTTAATGTCGGGATTATTACTGATTTTATGTGCTGCTCCCAGGCTTGGCCCACTATCCTTATCTTTATAGGAGGCTTCCAACCGCGAATGTCCCAAAACCAGTTAGGAGTCTCTTTGGGCTCCCAGGGGAACTTTCCCAATAAAGCAGTTGCAACGGTACAGCCGGAAGTGGAGAAGGTCTTAGCAATTCTATTTGCGCCTATTAAAGCCAGAATCTTATGGCGAGAGTCTTTTAGGGCTTGGAAGTATTTGGCTTGTACTGGATTATAGGACCAGCTCCCATGTTTGCCTAAATAGCCTTTATCGGGGTTATTGAAATAAAATAATTTGTTCTGGACCTCAAATGCCATCATATCCGAAGCCATTTTGTCCTTTTTGGCAATGAGCTCCTGGCGTTTTTTTAGTAAGTTGTTCTTTCTAACGATTAAGTTGTCAATATTTCCCAATTATTGGTCCTCTCGAATGTCTTTGTTTTTTAACTTTTCCTTTGGTTGGGTTAGGTTTTTTTCCCAATGATTTCTGGGCTCTTCTAAATTATTTGCTCGGCAGAACTCATTAACCTTATTTGCCCATACAGAGCACTCATGGCCCGCTCCGGCAATAATCTCTTCATCTCTAGTGGTAAGCCAGCTAGCAAAGCCATATACAGCCTCTGATGCCGATAGTTTGTTCATTTTAATCACTCCTCACTTAAATCATATCACCTTTTTGTTTTTTTAAAAAATAAGGGGTTTTGTCTTTTAATTTTTTTGGGTAGTAAGTCAGTTCTTCCTTTTATTTTTTTTCTTTTAAAATTTTCGTATAGTCGGTTGGTCTCTATTTGTTTTTTTCGTATAGTTGGTTCTTCCTTTTAAAATTTTCGTATAGTTGGTAAGGACCTCAACTAACAAAAAAGGGCCTACCCCCCCCCCCCCCGCTCCCCCCCGACCAACCACCCGCTCCCACCCAGCGCCCGCCCCTCACCCGCCCCTCCCCCGACGCCCATCCACACCACACCACCATCCCGCCCC